CTCTTGAATAATAGGAACTCTTCCTATGCCTGTGTATTGTGGGTCTATTCCGTTTGCCATTTTGTTTTTATTATGCCTTTCTGCCTCTTCCTACTACATTGCCAGTCCCTAATTTTAACCGTTCAGCCCGTTTGGCCGCCAGTTTTTTAGCTGGATCTACATTGTATTGTTGTGTGTATGCAGGCAGTGATGGGTCTTTCCCTGCCGCTTTTGCCTGAAGTTGGGCGGATTGTTGGGCTAGCATATCATCATAAGCTTTGCCTTTCAACCTCTCATCTTCCATTGTTAGTAATAAAGGGTTCTCCTCAACTGCTATTGTCGGATCTAGGGCAGATCCTCCTGTTCCCACACTATCGGCTGAGTCCTGCATTACTTGAACATCGGTTTGCGTCATCCCTAAAAGACCAGATCCATAATCAGTTAAGTCCGTCGATGTGCCTGTTCCTCCACCTGTCCCTGTTCCCATAGTAGCCCCAGACTGTTGTAACTGCAAAGCCCTGTCGTACATTGCCTGCTGGGCTTTAGATAGGGCTTGTTGACCAGCCGCTACACGACCTGCTATCTGCTGTCTTACTCCGTACATTCCTCTTCCGTACTGAGATGCTAACTGATCCGCACCCAACTGTCTTCCTGACCTTGCTAATCCTAATGCTTGTTGCTGTGCTCCCCCACCTGCAAATCCTGATGCTCCACCTGCTTGTTGTGCCATCATTACATCCTGTAATAGACTTGCTCTTAAACCTTGTTTTGATTGTCCTGCCTGCTGTCTTAATTGAGCCCTTTGCTCTCCTAACATACCAGCGTAGCCCGCTTCAGTCCCAGCTTTCTTCATCTCTTCACTGATAGGGGTGAAATATCCTCCATACTGACCAGGGTCAAAGCCAAATTGAGAAGCAATATCGGCACCCGACGTTGCCCCTAATAAAGATTGTCCCGTAGGTGAGGTTAGTGCTTGTGCTTGTTGCGCCCCAGCTGTTGCCCCTCCCCCTGTTGTTGAATACTCTGACCTTGATGTGACCGCTGGGCCACCTGTTTGTGCGGTATCAAATTGTACTCCACCAGAAGTGGGAAGCGATTGAAGTTGAGCCCCTCTATTCGTTGGGGTCTGACCACCTCCGCCTTCTCCTCCTAGTATTAATCCAGCGTCCCCTCTTCCATCTAATGCCATCCCCATTTGAGGTCCAGCGTCAGGCATTCCAAGTCCTCCAATAGGAGGCACAGCGTCAGGCATTCCAAGTCCTCCAATAGGAGGTCCAGCACTAGGCATTCCAAGTCCTCCAATAGGAGGCACAGCGTCAGGCATTCCACCTAAGTTGGCTCCCATAGTGGACCCAGCAGGAGTGGGTTTGCCAAATTGAGGTACATCCATACCACCCAATTTAGCTCCCATGGTTGGTTCTCCTACCGATGCGGTAGGTAATGCACTTGAGCCTCCCCCTGTAGCGGATGGTGTTGGTGGAGTTAAAGCAGTCCCTCCAATAGTTTCCTTTCCACCGCCTAGATTGGCTCCCATGGTTGGACTTTGTGGTGGGGTAGGTCTATTAGGCTGTAATACGTCCATTCCACCTAAGTTTGCACCCATAGTAGGGGCTTGAGGCGAAGGTATTGGTGGTGCTCCACCGCCACCAATTGCGGTAGCCATGCCCATGTTTTCATCTGATGATATGTTTGCTCCCATAGTAGGGGCTTGAGGCGATGGAGGTTGAGGTACACCGCCGACGCCTATATTAGCACCCATGGTAGGGGGTGTTGGCATAGGCATGGGTGATTGCGGTGGGGGTGGTAATGCTGGTGTCCCTTCTACCCCACCTCCAAGATTAGCACCCATGGTGGGACCCGTGGGGGGTCCCGTAAAAGCAGGGATACCACCACCTAGGTTTGCACCCATAGTAGCTCCCTCTGACATTGCCATCTGCGACATCGGTGGCATTTGGTTTTCTTTAAAGATCGGCACAGTTAACTACTTTCATATTTAATCTTCTCTTTTGCGGAGGTAAGCGGGTATCTCCGTGGTCTTTAAGGCTTTTTTCCTGACGGGAGATTTTGAGACAAATGCATTCATTAACCTTTTATCAGCGGCACTCAAAGTTTTTCTTGTAGATGAGAGACCCTTTGTAATTCTTCCGCTTTTATCAAAACTACTTTCAGGTGTTAACCCAAGCATACTCTCTAGGGTAGGTTGTTGGGAGATCGTCATATCAATTGGAGTTTCTACTTTGTGATACGGACTAACACTAGGTAAGCCAGTAGTTTTACCGCTTAGAACATCCCATACTGCCCCTATTCCTTTTTCTTTCGCCAATCCATATGAGCCTTTAGCAAGATTTAATAAACCCTCAGCTTTAGGTGCTATTGTTTTACCCATCATATACCCTTTACCAATATCCATCGCAGCATCCCAGAATCCATATTTACCCATTTTATCTACATTCTTAGTCAGCCTAGATAGATCATCTTGCCTCATTTGTAAATTTTGAAGTCCTCTTCTAAGGAATTTCCCCTCTCCTGTATAGCCCATCACATTACCACCCTGTTGGTACTCTTTAAATAGCATACTCCTAGGGTGAATCTCAGGAACCATACCACCTTCTTCACCGAATAACCAGCCGCCAATAGCACCAACAACATGACCAACCCCTGGAACAATAGATCCTCCTATTGTAGCTCCAGTAGCCGCTGAACTTATTTTCTTACCCTTCCTCGCCGCAGCAGCTTCTCTATCTGCCCCTCTCTGTCTCTCTGCTTGTGCAAATTTAGATTGTCTTATTTCGGCATCTATCTGAGCCTGTTTTTCTTTCTCGATATCTCGGGCCATCTCAAATCCAGATCTCGACCAGTCGGTCTGGAAATCAGTCGATGCCATTTGGGGTGCATACATTTCGTATACGTCAGAGCTGATAGGAGCTACTGCTCCTTCCCCTTGTCCAAATTGTGGTTGTCTAGGCATAATATATTACTCCATTTAAATTTATGTTTGCCGACGGTAAAATTAAACTATTAAATTTTGTTACTTCTTTAATTCTTGTACCTCTTTGCTTAATTCCTGCACAGCTTTTATTAAAGGTGCTACAAATTGAGTGTAGTCAACCCTCAAATGGTCTTCGTTTTCGTCATGAACACCAGAAAAGTCATCTACCCCAGCCGTGCGTAAAGCTTCTTGAACCTCCTGCGCTATGAGACCATATTTCTTTTTGTCGGTATCATCGTCAGTCTTATGATTGTATTTAACCGACCTTAAATCATTGATAAACGACAGTCCTAGATCGTTATCATCAACATTCTTTTTAAATCTTATATCAGATGTATCTGTAATACTACCTTCGTAATATATATTAGACCAAGCATATGTATTGCTTCCTAGCTCAATGGTGTTATCCTTGTTTGGTCTAAATGAATCGTATGTAAAATATATATAGTCATTTGTAATGTCGTCATTACTCCCAGAATGAAAAGTTATATCTGTACCACTTTTTAACGCAATTCCGCCACTTGAAGCTGTGCTCGCATCTAAAGTGAGCATATTAGGGCATTTGACACTTGATGCATCGGTAAATTCAAGATCACCCTCTAAGAATAAATCCTGCCAAGCTAAAGATGAACTGCCCAAATCGTGATTATCATCAGCAGCGGGAATTAGGCTCGTACCGATTCTTCCATTAATATTTACAGCATCACCAGTACCATCCCCAAGTGTCGTTGTTCCTGTGCTGGTAAAAGCATCACAACTGATAGTGTCAATATTCGCCGTGCCATCAATGTATAGATTTCTCCACTCTTTGGTAGATGCTCCCAAATCGTAGGTGTCATCCGCAATTGGCTGGAGAGTTCCAGTCTGCATTATAATTCCGTCTAAACTTGAAAGAGAATGCAGTTTCCAATCATTGGAACTCCTGGTAAACAGTGCCCTCGCTCCAGTCGTGATAGTCATATCACTGCTTGAAAGTTCTGCATAAAATAAATCATCAGAATCCATAACAAGATCATTATTCTGTGAAGATGATGTTCCAAATTCAAATGTCCAATCCGCACCGCCAGATTCAAGGATTACAATGGAGGCGTCGTAAACACCACGGTCATTAATGACAATTTCATTTATTTCACAGGCCGTGTTTGCTCGAACAAAGGTTCCGATCTCCCCACCTAGGGTTCCATCGAGATAAAGAGCCTTCCCAGATATATATTGAGCCTTATTACCAGATGTAATAGTAATAATATTCTGCTTCACTAAACCAGCTTGAATAGCCCCTTTAAATTCTATCCTAGACTTTCTATTTGCATCAATTGCAATAGGGTTAAACCCAAGATCTATCCTGCTCATATCAGAGACCTTAGAGGTGTTTGAAGATTGGTATCCACCATCAAAAGACGTTAGAACTTTTCCTTTTCCATCGTCAAAATAACTTAGCACATCACCTTCCTTAGCTTCGGTTTTCGGTATATCTGGTGCTCTATTTTTACTTGGAGTATCAAATGATGTTACTTGCTGAGACTTTTTAGCTGAAACCCCTCTGCCAAACCTTTTATTCATACCTGATGTATCTATTTTAAGAAAAGCCATTAGGTTGCAGGTACCCTTCCGTAGAGTTCTCTATACTCAATAGATATATCATTAATGTCTATCTTGCTAGCATTGCTGGTTGGACCATTGAATCTTAATGTAATACTCTGACATTCAACAGGTGTAGTAAATGTGAACTTATGGATTTCCCAACTTGCTGCCTGGTCTAGTGTGTTGCTTGCGATTGCGGTGGAGCCGTCCCCGTCGACAGTGACAAAACTGGTCCCACCATTCGTGGTATAGCTAAGGAAGTTTGACACAGGATTGCTATCTGAATGCTTGTAAGTTATGTACACATTATAAATTTTCTTTTTCTTACTAGGTGATCCAAAATCAATATCTTTTGTGGAAAACAAGAATCCAGTGGATGTTTGACTGTCTGATTGCCAAGACCTAATTGTCACCGTATCAGAAGATTCAGATGCATATATCAGATCCCCATTCCAATCATATTCAAAGTTAGAAGATATGCCTCCGCTAGTAAGCCTGTTCTTGCCGAACCAGAATGACTGTGTTTCCATATCATATACGACAACATCAGCTCCATTACCACCAAATGTTGTATCATTAGTTGTGCTACTACAGTCTATGTTAATAATTATCTCTTTGTCTTTTTGAGAGTACCCAACAATAGAATTAGCAGTAATCAATTTACCCCATGCATTAAACCCATAATCATCGGTCCCATATCCGTTTAATATTTTACCCTCTGATAGTTCCGCTATTCCCCCACCCTCCTGATATATAAAAAGACCATTGGGGTTTACCCATATAAGACCAAAGTCTGCTTTGAATACAGCCGCTGGATGTAATACCCCCATACCTCTATGGGTTGCCTCCAAATACCATCCCGCAGGGCTTGGATTAGAAATATTTATTATAAATAAATTGTCGTTTTTAAAGGCGAACAACCTATCGCCAACTGACTCAAGCTTAATATATGGCTCCGCATCTCCCTTGACCACATCAATGAACTGACTGGCAGGGAACACATCAGGCTTATTGACAGGTGAATACATAATCCTATCAGCTTCTTGAGTTTGGACTCCATCAGCTCCCGTCATTTTTACATTAGCTACAAACATTCTTCTGTTTGTAAATATAGCTGACTTGTATCCATCGCTAGCGTTACCAATTATAAGGGCCCCGTCACTACTTCTATACCCATTTAAAGTGGCATATGTATCAATAGGCGGATCTTGAACAACGATTACCGCATTTGCGTCATTACTACTCACAGTCCAATTTGCAAACTTATCACCCAATTTTGACCTAACCCCATAAGCGTGCTCATCAGAGCTTGTACCCGTCAGATCCACGTCAACTAATAAATTCCACTCGCCTTGAGCAACCTTACTTAACCCAGAGTCATAATATTTCCAATATATTCTAGCACCAGTTATCCTTGCATCGTAGTCAGTGGCTCCTGTTGCATTGGCTGCATATACAGTCACCTTCCAAGGTCTATCTTCGTTTACGTCTGAGGATGACAAAGCAGAACTAACTATATAGGGAGCCGACTCTTGGTTACCATCATAAACAAAAGTATAGGCAAATGCGTAGTTATCCTTGATCCATGTTCCTGTTCCAGCCGTCTGTGAGTCGATTTGAAAATTTACTGAACCGTCAGTATAGGTCGCAGAGCTAACTAGATTGCCAGCACTTGGTGCAGGGAGTGTATTATTCCCAGCGTAAAACCCAGACCTGTCCCTGCCTAACTGACTCCTTTTAACATACATATAGTATTTAATTTGACTCGAATTTGAAAGATTGGTGTCAGCCACCCGTATGCCATTATTGATAGGCGTTATGATAGGCTTACAATCTGTCTCACTACCATGGAGATCCACACTTACGGTTGCCCAAGAATTATTGGTATAATCCCATAGGTTCAATTCACCTCCCTCATCAACTACTGCAAGATAATGCTCGCCAGTATTTCCTCCGCCTTCAGTCCAGTCCAGTTCAAAGTGCTTGAACCCATACCCAGCACTGTTGGCAATATCAGTGGAGGCAAGTGTATTAATTGATTTCGATGACGATGAATTATTTACCTGACGAGGTGTGCCACTACCGTTACCCATAGTGCGGATAGCACCAACCCGATCACCCATAGCATCCTGTGAGTAACCGAGTTGGTTATCCTGTATATCTCTAGGGTTAAACTGTGTATTTATCCCGCCAGAAAAATCCCTGAATGTTGCAATACCTCGTGGCACTACTCGGGATTCAATGCCTTCCTTAATTCAGCCACTACCTTATCATCAGCTTCAGTCTCAGTCATATCGGCTACGATGTCGAGAACAAATAGAAGTGTCTCTGTGACTCCGACCTTCCGAAGAACCTGTGCAATAGTCTTTTTAACTATCTTATTTGCCCAGGCGTTTAATTTAACCTTAGCCACACTAACCTCCGTTCTTAGCCTTGCCAAAGTTGGCGCCTAGGAAGTTCACCACATCCAGAATCATCTGAACAACCCTATCGTCGCTTTTGTTTGGCGTCATTGATGCTATAACAGCAAATCCACCTACAATTCCACCTACGGCAGAAAGTATTTGCATATAGTTTCCCATGACATAACTAACCATTTCGCTCATATTAGCTCCTTTGCTTGTTTGCGTTCATACGATCAATGCTGTCTCCCATGTCCATCTCAGAGAAGCCAACCTGATCCTTCCTTATTGCAGTAGCCCATGCTCCACCTTCTCGCACAATGGCATTAGGAACAGTCACGACCCTCCCCAACCTACCATCCCTACAGGCTGAACATTCACTGCCAACAATGGGGTCTTCAGAAGATGTTGTCATCATATTTGAATAAATATCCTCAAATTCTCCGCATTGTTTGCATCTGTATTGATATAAAGGCATTATTTTCCCTGCAATTCTTTTTTAATCTTTATTATTATATATACCAATGTCGCTAAAGAAACGAGCATTTGCAATATTAACGGTAGATTTAACCACCACACCCCGACGCCCACGACGCCGTTACCTAAAGTTTTCAACGAATCAATCACTCCTATTTTCTTCCATTCATTCTACCTTTTAAAAACGCCAAATCGTCCGTAACATCATTAAGTTCACGAACAATGTCTTCCCTGTGTCTCTGGCTGGTATCGTCTGATTTGTTCCATCTTTCTATCAATTTTATGACTATTCCTTCAACATTTTCTATGGTTGACTCCATTTTAGCAATAGATTGCCGTATCTGATCTAAATCTTCGTTTTGTACTTTTTGGCTTTTCATTAAGTTCATAATCATCAAAACAAACAAGGCTACAATAATCCCTATGGCGCCTACCTCCAGATATGTATTCATGATTTCTGACACTACACTATCTCTTCAAACCCAATCTTTGCATGAGGCTTTTGTTTTCTTTTTCAAGTGTCTCTTTTTCAGACTCCAAATCTTGTATATGCTCTTGCTGAATAGATTGCATCTGTGACGACAAAACAACCACTTCTTCGTGTAAATCATTCAATGTTCTATCTATTTCTGCAAATTTCATCTGAGCTTGATACCATGCCCCAGTAACGAATGCCACCAATAATACTGCCTTGACGAGAAGGGCAACTGAGATGTGAATTTGACTTTCTGCACTAAGCCCCTTTTGCATCTTCTACCCATGTTGAATCAGTTTCCGTCACCGTCGAGTCGGGCGGTGTGTAAATTCCGATTTTCTCCTCAAATCTATTAAGAGAAT